TCTCAAACCCAATCTCAAACCCAATCTCAAACCCAATCTCAAACATACAATTACAGAGGTTCAATTTATAACGAAAAAGTCATATTCAAAGTCGTACCAGAACAGAATTGGGATGTGTATTCCCTTTATGCGTTAGATAAAAATCAAAACTGGATACTTTATGCAAATGCAGGCATTTTTTCATACGAAACCAGTCAATTATTAAACAAACATTTTTCAAAAAATTTCCCAAAAACCTTGGATGAAATTGAAGAAAGTGACGATGAAGATGAACATGAAGAAGATGACAAAGTAAAACCCAAAATAGAAACAGAATCTTTATTTGAGTGCGTTTTTTCAACCAAGTTTAGGAAATGGATTCCGGTATCTTATGTATCTTCTCAAACCCAAAAAGCTGTTTCAATGGAATTATTCATGAACGACAATAAAACCCATGATAATAACCATAGCTATAAAAATAATCATCATAACAATAATAACCATCAGAACCATAATAACAACAAAAATCAACGAACTTTTACACAAAATTCCAAATATAAATCTAATGCCAAAATATAGACAATGGCTGATTATAATAAAACGGAACTTATCTTGACTCAAAACGAATTACAGGCAAACGGATTAAATAATCCACCAAATCATTACATGTCAACCGGGGTAGGAGGAAAAAAAACAAAATCAAAAACCATGAAAAAAGGAGGTAACTGTGGATGTGATAAAAATATCCAAACTTTATTGCATAAACAAGGTGGAAAAAAATATAAAAAACAAACCAATAAAAAACGAACCAATAAGAAAAGTTACAAAAACAAAAAGACAATGTAATTCTCATGCCTACCAATCCGTACTAAAAATTTATAATAAGAAATATGAAACTATAGAAACATGAAAATATAAATAAGCATTATTTATATATTCAAAAACAAAAAAGAATGAATAAATACATAATTATAATATCATTTTTAGTATTTTTTATTTCTTGTTTTATTGTATGGAATTTATTACATGAACGTGAAGAAATTAAAAAAATTTACATGATTGAAAAAACAGAACGAAAGATGAAACGTTTAAAAGAAACAGAAGGTTTAACTTTATTTTCAAGTAACCAATCAAAAGAAGAACAGAATTCGGCGTCAGAAATCATAAAAGAAATCAATGGTTATAACCAGACCAATTCGAAAACACATTTAGATTCTAAATACAATACTTTACCTTTGAATCAAATGTCTGTTTTTTCTTCTTGGAATACTGCATGTTCTGGAAAATTTGTCAGTCAAATTCAAATTGTAAATGTATTAGCTTCGGGTTGCCGTCTGGTTCATTTCAAAGTTTCGAATTTCGAAGGTGAACCTATGATTTTTGGTGAATTTTTCAAAGAAAAAAAAGACGGAATCCTTTTAAAAGATGCTTTGAAAACAACTTCTGATCATGCTTATCGTCATAAATTGATGGTAACTACTTCATCTGGTAAAAAAGAAGTACATTTATCGAATCATCAAGACCCACTTTTTGTAATGTTAAGTTTTCATCATTTTTCTCATACAGAAACAAAAAAATACAACGAAAATCGAATCAATGGAATACCGAATCCACCAATCATTCCTGAATATCCTGAAGCCTTTTTAGATAAATGTGCGGAATACATCAATTCTTCTTTCAAACATCGTTTGTATGAACGCGAAGGTATAGGAGCCATTCCTATTCATAAAAATACGAAAATGTATGAAATTAAAGAAAAAACAATCATATTCACAGATATTACCACTTTCAATCGAAAAGAAAAGGAAGATTTCAAAAAAACACTTTTGAAAAAACATACAACTCTAATTTGTGGTCATCAATCCGGAATGATGCTTTATCCTTTCCATGAATTGACCGAAAAATCGCCAAAAATTGTTCATACAAATAGTAACAAAAAGAACGTAAATATGTATGATAAAAATATGAATTTTATTATGGCCATTCCAAAAAATATTAGTAATAATAGTAATCCATCCAATAAAGAATTTTTAAAATGTACTTTGTATCAAAAATGTCAATTTATTCCGCTTACCTTTTATCAAACCAAAAATTTAAATGAAAATATTCAGTTTTATGAAGATGAAAAATCAGCTTTTGTTCCTTTGCAACATATTTATTTACAGAGATTACACGACAATTCAAGAGCTGTAATGGGATAAACGGGTATTTTCAAAAAATACAAAATCAATTATTCATAGAAGGTAATATATTGTATTCCCAATCCAAATGTTCGCATAATTTTTTCCATATTTCATCCATGTTTAGTCTTTTTTTAGGATTTTTCATCATAGGTATGAAGGGTAAATATTGGTGTTGTCCTAATAAAACGCAAAGTTGATACAAGACATAGGTATAATTGAAAAAATTGGTTCGATTCGGAGGGCAATAAAGTGCCCATGGTTGCTGAATTTCCATAAATAATACACAAAGAGTATCGTATAATTCTTTTTGCATTTGCGGAGGTTCAATCCCAAAAATAGAATTAATAAGCTGGATATGTTCGAAATATTGATTGTATCCCAAAGTACGTAAAATCTCGCGCATTTTATCATAATCGATTTGAGAAATATCCGTAATCCGTTCTTTGCGAATTCGATTAGCAATGTTATTGACAATTTCTTCTGGTATTTTAGTTGTTTCTTTGGCTTGAAATTGCGATAATATTTCTTTAAAATGAATCAGACGGTCATAAGTTGTATAAGTGACTTCGCCAGGTGCTTCGTTGTTGAAATTTTTCTGTGTATTGACATATTGCAAAGTAAAATGACCACATAAATGGCAATTATAAGTACCTTCTTCTTCATTAATGACGTATTCCCCTTTCCCACAATTCTCACACATTTCCGAAGAAATAAGTGTTTCTTGAACGTTTGGAATTTCATTGCACACATTTTTCCAATATTTTTGTAAATTTCTCTGTTTGATTTCATTGTAACAGTTGGTATGCGTTTCGTTTTTTCCATTTTCTTCCATCTCGTTTCGTTTTTCTTCTTCGGATTTGATTTTGAATAATTTATTGAATAATTTTCGATTTTTAGATTCTAATGTGGGTTTGGTTTCATTGGTATCTACGGTTGATTTCCCGTCTGAAATTTGCTTTTTATCTTCAAAATATTTGAAAATAAAATCCGCGTTTTCAATAATGTATTTTTTTTTACGTTTTTCCCATTCTTTCATGTTTTCCATAAGTTGTTCTGCTTTTTCTTTTAATTCATACAAATATTCCTCTTTGTCATGATGCCCTAAAGAACCGAATTTTAAATCCCATTCTGGTGCAATTTTTTTGATTTTTTTCAGTATTTTTTTGTATTCCAAATTCCATTGAGGAATTTGTTCGTCAATTTCACGAAAGATGCGCATGGTTTCGTTATGTTTTTCATCGATGGATTTGACTGTGTGTTCAGGTGGAGGTAAAGGTTTCTTTTTCTTTCTTACTTGTTTGGTAGGAACAGGTATGGGTAATGGCATAATAACATCTTGTTTGTCCATTTTTATGTTTTTTAATTTATTTTAATGTATTTTATTTTAAATAAGAAACTGTTTTCGTTTTGTTTTATGTTTTATCTGATACCCTATAATACGTAAAGATTTTATATCACTTAAACTTCTCAAAAATCCCGTAAATTCCTCAAACCAAATGCCTAAAGTTCCTTCAAACACAAAATCAAACGCACTTGTCACTTTTTGGCCTATCCTTTTTGGTTCATTTTTCAAGGTCTAATTTTCAAAATCAGGATACTATCAGTCAATCAAATATTCTCATACCCACACAGAAATGTAAAATAGATACAGGAAGAAAAAAGGGGAAAAAAAAGAAGTTTAGACAAAGTACTTTAGGAAAAATGTTTTATTAGAATATATCTTCTTCTTTTTTATTAACAAACTCTCACATCAAAAATGGCTGGTGCCCTAATGCAAATCGTCGCCTATGGCGTCCAAGATCAAGCCTTAACCGGCAACCCTGACATCACCTTCTGGAAAGTCAGTTTCCGCAGACACACCAACTTCGCCATGGAAAGTATTGAACAAACTTTCCAAGGCCAAGCCGATTTCGGTCGTCGTGTAACTGCCATCGTTTCAAGAAACGGTGATTTAGCCTATCGTACTTATTTACAGGCTACTCTTCCTGAAATCAACCAAAGTATGGTTCCTTCCTCAGGATCTCCTCAAGGTGTTTATGCACGTTGGTTAGACTACATCGGTGAACAACTTGTTTCCACCGTTGAAGTCGAAATTGGAGGTCAAAGAATTGACCGTCAATATGGTGATTTCATGCACATCTGGACTCAATTAACCATGACTGAGGAACAGAAACGTGGATACTACAAGATGATTGGTCACACCACTCAACTTACCTACATCACCGATCCTCAATTCGCCAACATCAACGGACCTTGTTCCGCCAATGGTGGTCCAGGACAAGTTTGCGCTCCAAGAAACGCTCTTCCTGAAACTACCCTTTACATTCCTCTTCAATTCTGGTTCTGCCAAAACCCTGGTTTAGCATTACCACTTATCGCCTTACAGTACCACGAAGTCAAATTCAACCTTGATATCCGTCCTTTAGGTGAATGTTTATGGGCTGTTTCCGCATTAAACTCTGCTGCTGGAAGTAACTTACAAGTCACCTCTGCCTACCAACAATCCCTTGTTGCCGCTTCCCTTTACATCGACTATATCTTCCTTGATACCGATGAGCGCAGAAAGATGGCACAAAACCCTCACGAATACCTAATTGAACA